TAGGGGGTCCCGCTATCGATTAGACTTTCGTCGAGTTGATATGGACTCTTGCAGTCTTCTGCTTTGGTTCTGGTTTCTCCCGTGTTAAGCCCACGTTCCGGCTGCTAAAGAGGACTTCACATGCCACGTTATATTACCGAGCGTAACGACAATAGGCTTCCTACCCGCCATAACCAGCGGAGCAAAGATGCCTATGTATCTGCGTACGGTATCCATACCGTCATTCCACCATCTGGCATTCCGTCCAGCGTTACTGAGAGCTCCTTAAATGTTAAGTTTTCTTCTTCCGTTATTGGAAGCAGTAACCCTCATTATAAGTCTCAAATTAAAGCTGGTCTTAATGCTACGACGGCGATGATTGGTGAATGGGTTGGCTGTACCCTCGGGACCCCTGGTGAGTATACATTCTTCCAAAAGAATACACTCCCCTGGGGCGGGCTCATTACGGTTGAGAAGATTTCGGGGTACTATGCCCCCTACTGCGTTTTTGCAGCTCCACCGCACCCTGGGCTCGCCTCTTTAGCTAGATCGGAAGCACAGTCTCTGTCTCGTCTCTACGCTGCAATTAGAAAATTGCAGTCTGAGATTTCCGGGCCCACCTTTCTAGGTGAGCTTCGCGAGGCGGTACAGATGGTTCGTAAACCAGGTGAAAAGATGTTCAAGTCCGCAGGTCAATACCTGGACGCGATTGCAAGTTCTCGTAAGCACACCAACCGGTGGGCAGATCGGGGACGCGCAGCCACGTATATGGGACATGTTATCTCTAATGCTTGGTTAGAACTTAGCTTCGGTTGGAAGCCTCTACTTTCCGACGTAGAGGCCATAGCCGTTTCCGTTGCACGGATGTTAAATAACATCCGCCACGGCTCTTGCCGTGGATTCGGAGAAGATGTTGCTACCGGCGTTATTTCTGCCACGTCACTCCCTGGCCCTGGACAGCAGATTGGGATTAATCTCAATCGCGCTATTAAGGAGCAGGTTATGACGCGTTATAAATGCGGCGTTAAAGCAACGTGCGACCTTCCGGTGGGCAATTTTGATCGCCTCCGGTCGCTGTGTAGTTTTCGGCCTGAAGAATTCTTCCCGACAGCTTGGGAGCTCCTTCCTTGGAGTTTCCTTGCTGATTACTTTGGTAATATCGGGGATTGCATTTCAGCGTCGGTAACAGACACATCACAAGTTACGTGGGTAAATAAAACTGTGCGACGGCAATCGGAGTGGAGCAACAAAATCTCCCTCCAAAATTACTGTCCGAGTATTTACTACCTTAGCGAAACTGGTGATCCGTCGTTTGGTTCGTCGGTTGTTTTGCGAAAAAGCGTAGCGCGTTCAATTGGAGATAAAATACCATCTATGCTTCTGCAATTTGAGCTTCCTGGCTCAAAAAAACCAGTTTGCAAATATGGTCGGTCTCCTTCTTGCTCGTGCTGAGCCTGCTCGCCCTCCCCACCGGTAATCCAGATTTCCTGGCCCCGGTTCTATTCAACCATAATTGATAGGCCCAACATGAAAGTCGCATATGACAGTCACCCTCACGTCGCCTGTTACGGGCGCGGCTCAGACCAGTTTCACCTCCCCAACGTACACACACGTGGCCGATACGGCTCCCGATGTGAACGCGAAGCAGGTGGCTGTAACAGCTCTCGGCGGCACCCAAGTTGGTGTCATAGTGCATTCTTTGAGTGCACCATTCCAAACAGCTTTCTGGAAGCCGAAAGTTCCGAAGTCGCTCGGGAAACCCAATCCGACGACTGGGCTCATCGCCAATGTGCCGAACAACACGCACAAGGTTGTGACCCGAAAGGGCGTTGTACCAGCGGTGGGCCAGCCCTACCGGAATTGTGTGATCACCACGGTGATCGACGTTCCGGCAGGATCGGACACCTACGATGCAGCGAATGTGAAAGCAGCGCTGTCGATGCACTTGGGCTCCCTTGCCCAGGTGTCGGCAGGCCTCGGCGACACTGTGTTGTCCGGGGTCCTCTAAAGAGAGGTCTGCGCCTTCCCTGTTTCCTGGGTCTTTCACCCATGGACGTGGAATGCGTAGAGGATGAGAACGCTGTTGACTGGGCTCCTCGCCTGGTCAGATGCGTTAACTTCCATCCTTCTTTAGACGACTTGCCACGTATGAGGCAAGTTGTAGCCTTCTCAATCGAGGTTGAGGGCCTTTTGGTCCTCGAGCTCGACGACTGCGGTACCCAACCGGTAGAAATGCCACTTTGGGTTTCCGATGCTGCGCTGGGGGTGGTTTGACCCTCCCTCAGTCGAGCTCTTCGTGCAGCACCTTCTATGAAGATGTTCACCAAGCGCTCCTCCATGATCTCACTTCTTTGTACCCAGGTGTGTCAGTTTCTGACACGTGCTTCGGGGGCCTTACGACCCTGCAAGCAGCCTGCGTGGCTCTGAGAAAGAGTTTTTATAAAAAACTCCTACCTAGCGGCCAGAGTGACGAGTGCGACCTCAAAGCTCTTGAGAAATTCTCGAGAGTAAATGAGCGCATTTCTAAACACTCTATCGCTGGGCCTCATAGCGAAGTCGACAGCTGGTTAATCGATATGACTTTCGATAACCTGAACAAAGCTGTCGATAAGGGTCTGGGTCAATGTTCTGGGAGTCTACAAGGTTTCCTTGTTGACTCTCTTAATATTGGCCCCGGTGCTAGTCTAGGTACCCTTAGTGATAACTTCTTTACGAAGTTATTCTCTGGGGATCTTACCTATACTGACCCTTACTTGATGATGCTCTATCGAGCCGCCTGTTCCCGATCCGTATGGTGGTCAGATGCCGAGAGGCATCGGGCCTCCATCTACGGAGAAGATCAGCGCGTGGGGAATCGATTGTTCTTCGTTCCGAAAAATAGTGAGATATCGCGAACTTGCTGTACCGAACCTCTCCTGAACATGTTAGTTCAGAAGGCCATCGGTGCATTCCTGTTAAATTGCCTGCATGGGTCTTTCGGTATTAACCTTAAGGTTCAAGCAGAGTATAACAGGGAACTCGCTCTCCAAGGCTCTCTCGATGGTAGTTTTGCCACCATCGACTTAGCTTCGGCGAGCGATAGCATTTCCTGGGATATGTGCGAAAGGAAGATCTGTAGTCCTCTTATTGGGATGTTACGGATCGCGCGCAGCCCTGAGACCATTCTTCCAGATGGTTCCTCGGTTAAACTCGGGATGATAAGTACGATGGGGAATGGTTTTACTTTTCCCCTTCAGACCTTACTCTTCGCGTCAGTGGTTCGTGCCGTTTACCAGTTGAAAGGTTATCCTTCCAATTGTAGTCGGACCCAGTTTAGTGTATTCGGCGATGACATAATCGTCCGAACCGACTGCTACCCAGCGGTCGTTAGAACACTAGAATTACTTGGGTTCGAGGTGAATGCTGACAAGTCATTCTCCAACGGTCCTTTCCGCGAGTCTTGCGGCGTCGATGCCTATAACGGCGTTGACGTCAGGGGTGTTTATGTAACCACCTTAGAGACTCCTCACTCCAGGTACTCGGCTTATAACCGACTAGCTAGGTGGAGCGCTCGGCATGGTTTGCTTTTCGAAACCCTTATCCTTTTGAGAAAGAGCTGCGATCAACTTTTGGTCCCATTTTCCGACTCAGATAGTTCGGGTTTTAAGGTTAGCCATGCTGAAGCTTCACTGTCGCTTAGACGTAAGGGATTATACGGGCACTACGCCTACCGGCGAATTGCTCCTAAATCTCCACGTATACCTGTCCCTGAAAATGCTCGCGAGAGTCGTGATTTCACTCCTGGTTGGGATTTCAATCCTTCTGGGTGGGTCGTCACATATCTCGCAGGCCATTCAGGTTCTCCACCGGATCTTCCGGGAATCGGGCTCCGACACTACATCGGTGTTCGTCCCTGCTCCCAGGAAGTAATGTGGTTTCCACAGAAAGCTACTATCCCGTTTTGGGATTTCTGTGGTCCGGTCCCTCATAAGGACTTCTACAGCTGGAAGACTGTAGTGGATCTTGTAGGTTCTTACCTACAAGCCTAGGAGCTTTGCTCCTCCCCCCCATACCACATGTCCTTG